TCAATCTATCGTTGATGCAAATCTAGTTACTGCCAGAGCATATACTAATACTTCTGTCACATCAGCTAATAACTATGCTGGAGCAATGGCCAACTCTGGTAATGCTTGGGCTACTGCCACTTTTGCTACCATATCCACAGTTGCTACGAATGCTACATCTGCCAATAATTATGCTGGTGCTATGGCAAATAGTGGCAATGCTTATGCGGCCACAGTGGGAACATCAACTAATGCTTATTCTGTAGCAACATTTGCCACAATTACTAATGCGGCCGCTGCTTTTGCTTTTGCCAACGGTGTCGCTACTAATGTGACTGCTGCATTTGCCGCAGCCAATGCCGAGTTCACTTTTAGTAATACCATTTATGCTGCCGTCAATTCTGCCTTTGCGGTAATCAATGCGGCTTATACATCTTCTAATGCTGACTATGTATTGACGAATGCAGCATATACTTCCATTAATGCAGGATATACCGTCGCTAATGCTGCCTTTGGTCGTGCTAATACCGCATTACAGAACACTACTGGTACCTTTGCTGGAAGTTTGACGACTACAGGATCTCTTAGTGCAAACAATTTAATTGCACTAGCACAAAATGGCGCAGGAGAGGGCGGAGAACTTCGACTTGTAGGTTCCGGTTCAAATCCTAGTTGGATTATCGACTCTGTTGGCACATCTCTGAGACATTTTTCCGATCTGACTGGTGTTCAAACTGTATCATTTTTCAATCCTTTTGGTGGAGCCAATGCTGTCAACATGACAGTTGATGGCACAGCAACTATCAATGGTATGAATATTACTCCAACTATTGCTGCATCTTATACTGTAGCCAACGCAGCATTTGGTAGTGTTAATTCTGTTGCCACTTCTGCCAACAATTATGCTGGTGCTATGGCAAATGCTTCCAATACATTTGCTAGAACAATTGTTGACGCTAACCTAATTGTTGCCAGAGCATATACTAATACATCCACAACAGCGGCTAATAACTATGCTACCGCAACCTTTGCAACAATCACTTATGCTACCGCTGCTTTTGCTGCGGCCAACGCTAAAGTTGCTTCTGTATCTGGAACCTCAGGTCGTATTACAAGTTCTGGTGGAACCGCACCAACGATTGATCTAGCAACTGCTGGTGCTGGTGCAGCAACTTATTCTTCTGGTATTTCTGCATTAACTGTTGATGCTTATGGACGTGTTACATCCGTTACTGGTTCAGCAGGATATGTTACTTCTTCCGGTGTTACCTCCGTGGCCGCTGGTACCGGATTGTCGGGAGGCACCATTACTTCCACTGGCACTATTTCTATGCCTAATGTTGGTCCTGGTGCAGGTTCATATTCTAGTGGTATTTCTGCTCTAACAATCGACGCTCAGGGTCGTATTACTGCGGTTACAGGTTCAGCGGGTTATATCACATCCTCAGGATCTATTACTGGTAGTGCAGGATCTGTTACAGGTCTAACGTTAAATAGTTCTGCATCTGCTATTAATCCAGATAACGTAACGCAAAATCAGTTAGGCTATAATAATAGCGTAAGTTTATTTGGACAAACTGACGGGGGTTTGTATTCATCAGCATTTAGTTCTGCTTGGATTCATCAGATATATGGTGACTTCAGAACAGGTCAAGTTGCAACTCGTGGTAAGAATAATGGCACTTGGCAAGCATGGAGAGTGCAACTAGATTCTTCTAACTATACTTCATATGCTCCTACACTAACAGGTTCTGGTGCTTCTGGAACATGGGGCATTAGTGTCACAGGTAATGCGGGCACCGTAACCAATGGTGTATATACCACGGGTGATCAAACTATTGGTGGAACAAAAACATTATCAGGATTACTTGTAGGAAGAGTTCCTACTACTAGCGGTGTCTCGGCAGGTAACGATACAGGATCATTTTCTATTAGAGGTAGCACTTCACTATCTGCTCACGTTTCGTTTCATAGATCAGGCGCATATGCTATTAATATGGGTCTTGATACCGATAACGTATTCAGAATCGGTGGTTGGAGTGACGGCGCTAACACTTTTAGATTACAACTAGCAGCACCTGGTGGAACTCATACTTTTACTGGTACAGTTTCCGCATCAGCGGATGTTCGTGCGCCAGTATTCTATGATTCTGTTAATACAGGTTATTATCTTGATCCTAATGCGTCAACATCAATAAGAACTGTTGGTGATTGGAGAGCAGATGCATCAGCTTGGACGGGTGAATTTGCAGGTAAAATCCAATATCATAGCAATCACTGGTATTTTCAGGCTGCTGCCGACTGGCGTTTCAGAAGTTCTGCTGGCGCTGACGTATTTTATATCAATCAATCAGGTCATATATTTACACCTATCATGTATGATTCAAATGACACCGGATGGTATGTGGATCCAACAGGATTTTTAAGAATTTCTGCTCTGCAATCTATTGGTACCAGCGGTAACTGGAATACAGATTTTACAAATACTCCTGCTAATGGACTTAGATATACTGGTGACTTGAATAGCGGAACAAACTGTCCTACCGGTGGCGGCTGGTGGTTTCTACAAAACTATCGTCACTCTAATTCTTCTAATTTTTGGGGCGTGCAGGTCGCTTGGGGTTGGGAAGACAGATCTAACAGACTGTTTACTAGAAACGTATCTGGTGGCTCTTTTGGCACTTGGCATGAATATTTAAGCACCACTGGAGCAACCTTCAGCGGTTCTTTGACGATGAGTGGTAATATTACAGCTTACTCCGATTTAAAACTTAAAAATGATATTCAGATAATCGATAATGCGATTGATAAAATTAAGCAAATTCGTGGTGTCACTTTTACTAGAAACGATCTAGAGGATAAAGAAAGACGTTATTCAGGTATTATCGCACAAGAAGTCGAAAAGGTATTACCAGAAGTCGTATTTGAAGATAAAGATGGTTTCAAGAATGTGGCTTACGGTAATATGGTAGGTCTACTAATAGAAGCAATCAAAGAGCAACAAGCACAAATTGACGAACTAAAGCGTCGAGTATGAAACAACTAAATAGACATGTTCATAAGGTAAGGGGATAAGGTTATGGCTATCACATACACTTGGAAAGTGACAGGACTTAAAACAGCTACGATAAATGATGCCTCCGATGTTATTGTTCAGACATACTGGGAGAAGATTGGTAAAGATGGAGAGTTTGAAGGTAAGTTTTTAGGTGCTACTCCATTTTCTATCAATTCTATGCCAGCAGGAACAACATTCATACCGTTCTCCGAATTGACGGAGGAAGATGTTCTAACGTGGATCAAAGCCGTTGTTGTTGGTTCATATGGAGATCATGTTAATTCGCAAATTCAGAAACAAATTGATGAAAAAAAGAATCCAGCAATAGAAGCTACTCTACCATGGGCATCAGCCGCAAATACTAACTAAGGAGTGAAAACATCATGGAAAATACTATCAAGATTGAAGTGAATCTAAATCAGATGAATATTATTCTAGCAGGTCTTGCCAAGCTACCACTGGAAGCAAGTCTAGAGACTTTTACTATTGTCCGTCAGCAAGCAGATGCTCAGATTCAGCAAAATCGTCCAGAAGGTCCTCTTGCTGATAAAGTAATAAACTAATTCGACAAGGATAATCTATGTCACTAAACAAACCAGCTAATAAAGAAGAACTGAAAGAATTTTGTTTGAGACAGTTAGGTTATCCTGTCATGCAAATCAACGTGGATGACGAGCAGGTAAACGATGCAGTGGAACTCGCATTTGAGTTTTGGAACGAGTTTCACTTCAACGGCACCGAACGAACATATGTAAAGCATCAGGTTACCAATACAGACAAGGTCAATCGTTACGTTACTGTTTCAGATTCTCTCATTGGTGCTACCAGAGTATTCAAGGTTGGCCAGAACAAGATGGCCATGAATATGTTCGACCTTAGATATCAGCTTCGTCTAAATGATCTATGGGACTTGTCTTCCACGTCCTATGTCAACTACTCTCTTACAATGCAGCATCTCGCCACGCTTGATCTAATCTTTACAGGCGAGACTCCGATTCGTTTCAATAGACTTACCGACAAGCTATACATCGATTGGGACTGGGATTCCGATATCAACGATGGCGAGTTTATCATCATTGAAGGCTTTGTCATCACCGATCCTACCGTATACACACAGGTATGGAATGATCGTATGCTAAAAAAGCTAACCACAGCTTATGTCAAGCGTCAGTGGGGTCAGAACATGTCCAAGTTTGACAAGATGCAGCTACCAGGCGGTGTAACAATGCGTGGCGCTGATATCTATGCGGAGGCGATGACAGAGATTAGAGAAATTGAAGAACAGATTAGAAATACTTACGAAGCTCCTCCTGGCTTTTTGGTAGGTTAGTATGCCTGTAAACGGATACTTCAATAACTTCCCAACACAGAATCGAATGAATAATGAGTATAGACTCATGGAAGATGTTATTGTCGAATCGATTCAGATTATGGGACAAAACATCTATTACATTCCTCGTGAGTCTTTTGACGCCGGTGATATGATCTTTGGTGAGTATTCAAAATCTAAGTTCGAAAAGGCATATCTGATAGAAGCATACCTTACCAATGTAGCAGGTTTCGAAGGGGATAATGACTTCTTCTCAAAGTTTGGACTGGAGATTAGAGAAACATCCAATCTAATCATCTCTATGCGGTCATTTAAAAAGATTTTGCCTTCTACAATAAGACAACGTCCACAAGAAGGTGATCTGCTTTTTATTCCACTTCTACAGAGTTTGATTGAGATTAAGTTTGTTGAACAAGAACTTATGTTTCATTCTCTAGGTAATAGACTTCCATTCGTCTATGAACTTCGCTGCGAGGCATTCCGTTATAGTCAAGAAGAAATCAATACAGGTATTGATGAGATTGATGAAGTAGCCGAAGAAGTTTCATATACAACCAAACTAACACTACAAACAACACCGGTAAATATTTTTAATACCAGCTACTTTGATGGTGAAGTTGTTTATCAATCTGACGATGGAACGTGGGCCAATAATTATGCCTCTGCTACTGTCAAAGAATGGTATAAGGCAAATGGTACAATGTTCTTATATAATATCGAAGGTCAGTTTAGAGCAAACGCTAATGTATACGGTAATACTTCACAGACAATATATCGCTCAACTGCATACGATAATCGAACAGATTTCAATCTATATGATGATTATGATAACGAAGAATTTGTTCAGGAGACAACGACTATTCTTGATCTATCCGAAATCAATCCGTTTGGAACGCCATAATGTTAGACAATAGCCACTTTTATCATCAACTAACAAGAAAGGCCGTTGTTCTATTTGGACGTTTGTTTGATGACGTTACGATTGTTCGTAAAAACGATCAAACAGGAAAAGAAACAAGTCGCTTTCTGGTTCCCATCATCTATTCACCAAAAGAGAAGATGATCACCAGATTGTTTTCTGATCCTGATCTACTTAGAAGCGTTGGTATGATTTTGCCTCGTATGTCATTTGAGATTACAGGAATCTCTTATGATGCTACACGAAAGCAAAACTCACTTCTAAGAGCAGCAAAGTCTAACACATCTACTCATGTTACCGCAAGCTATATGGGTGTTCCGTATGATATCACATTTGCACTAAACATCTATGCTAGAAACATCGACGACGGCACACATATTGTAGAACAGATTTTACCATTCTTCAATCCTGACTTTACCGTTGCCACCAATATGATTCCTGATCTTGGCGCTGTCAAAGACATTCCAGTCATTCTCAATAGCGTGGCCAACGATATCACATATGAAGGCGACTTTGATTCCATAAGATATATCAATTGGACTCTAACATTCACAATGAAGATGCACTATTATGGTCCAATCTCATATCCAAAGATCATCAAGACGGTTTATGCAAACACATACAACGATCCGTCTTTGCAATCTGGCTATATAACAAGACTGAATGTTATCAATGCAAATGGCAAGTTTAAGTCGGAAGATTTTGTATATACTGGAAATAGTTTTAAAACAGCGAATGCTTATGGTATTGTAGTAAGCTATAACGCCAATTTGGGCAAACTTGTTTTAGGTGCCACGCAAGGACAGTTTAGAGTAAATAATACGATACATGCAGTATCAACGAATGGTGTATGTCAGATAGCTTCCTTTGATGCTAGTCCGTTGCAATTGGTATCCATTAAAGTTCAACCCGATCCTATTACAGCGCAACCTGGAGACGATTATGGTTACGATGTTAATGTGACAGAATTTGGTGATAGCGATAGAGTAGCAACAATAACAGTAGATTCACTAATATACTCGGCGGATGATATGACCATTTCCGCTGATATCAATTAAAGAGAAAAGAAATGACAAAGCAGATAATTAACGTAGGTTCATCAGGAAATGATGGTACTGGTGATAAGCTAAGAATAGCATTCACAAAAACAAATCAAAACTTTGATGAAGTATATGCTAATCTTGCTGTTGTAACTTCTAATGTTGAAAATATTTTAAGTTCTTCTAATGTTTTTAATAATTATGCCAATACTGTTGGATTATCAGCAAACAACTATGCTGGTGTAATGGCAAATAGCTCCAACTCATATGCAAATTCTATTTCATCCAACATATCATCCTTTCTAATCGCAGCAAATGATTTTAGTAATCTTGTAAATACAAATTTTACAGTAACAAACACCGCTTTTCAAGTAGCTAATAGTGCATTCGATAAGGCTAATACTGTTGGCGTAAGTATTCCTGCAACTAGTAAAGGACAACCCGGTAATTTGCAAGGAATGTTTGCAGCTAATAGCACCTTTCTTTATTATTGCACCAGCGACTATGTTGACGGCGTTGCTGATATATGGAAAAGAAGTAGTTGGTCTGGCGATACCTGGTAATAACTAAATAAATACAAACATTCATAGAGTAGAGTATAATGGCAGACTTTTCAAAAGAAACAATCAATATTGGTTCCAGTTCTAATGATGGTACGGGTGACACCATGCGTGTCTCGTTCCTTAAGACCAATAATAACTTTACGGAACTATATCAACATGCGGCTAATCTAAGTGCCAACGTTGAAACATTGCAATCTGATCTAAATCAGTCATCTGGTGATTTATTGCTTCTTGGTGGGGCTGCGTTCGATCAAGCAAATTTGGCTTATGATTCCTCTAATAATTTAATTCTAGTTTCACAGACATCGATCATCATTGCCAATAACGCTTCCGATAGAGCAAATGAAGCTGGATCGATTGCCAATGCAGCTAATATTTTTGCTTATGGAAGTTTCTTTAATAGTGCTAATGCTCACACAAAAGCTAACGCTGCTTTCACAGTAGCCAATGCCGCATTCACTCTGGCAAATACTATTTCATTAACTAATGCTACCGCAGTAGAACAAGCAGAAAAACTTAATAGAGCCTATACAAAGGCTAATGATGCTTATGATCTTGCTTCAGGAACATATCTATTTTCGATAGGTACAGCAACCAATGCCGCAGCTGGTTTTACTAGAACCAATACGGTTTATGGATATCTCAATACAGCATCTTTTAAAACAAACTCAAACTTCACCGTAACAAACTCCAGCTATGTTCTAACTAATACAGTTTATGCGGTTCTCAATACAGCTTATTTGACAACAAACTCTGCCTACAGACATGCTAATGCCGCTTTTGATAACTCAAATAATAAAGTAAACATTGCTAATGGTACCGTTACTGGTTCATTTACCATTCAAGATACTGTAACAATCGATACCCATCACAACATTGTGGGTTCTGGTGCAACATTTAGAACTGGTGTAGCCAACTTTGGTGTTAGAATTTATCCTGGTGGTGGATCAGATCCCACAGAATCAACGCTAAGACTAACTGATTCCTCTTTTGCCACACTAGGTATATTCACAGCAAACAATACCGAAGTAACGATTGGATCAAACACGGCAATTCCTGTTATCGTTAGATATAACGGTTCACAGATGGGCAGATTTGATAACACGGGTCTATATGTCAGTGGTGAAGTTGCTGGATTTTATTCCGATGAAAGACTAAAGACAAATATTTCGCCAATTCAGAATGCTCTGGAAAAAGTTGAAAAACTCAAAGGCGTAACGTATACAGGTAATGAACTTGCTGCCAAGTTCGGTTTCACTGACACAAATGAGCAAGTTGGTCTATTATCGCAAGATGTAGAAAAGGTGTTGCCTCAGGTAATCAAGCACGCTCCTTTTGATCTAGCCGTAGATGAAAAAGGAAAACAATACTCTATATCCGGTGAAAACTATAAGACGGTTCAATACGAAAAAATTGTTCCATTACTAGTAGAAGCCATCAAAGAGTTGTCAGCTAGAGTAAAAGAATTAGAAGGTAAGAAATGACGCTACCCGCTAATGGTGTAATGTCTATAAGTTTGATTTCTACCTTATGCCGTGGAAGTAACACAGCATTTGGTATCACAAACGAGGACGCTCGCTGGCTGGCTGGCAAAGAACGTGGTGTTATCAAGTTCTCCGATTTTTATAGTAAGCCTGTGCCAGGAAGTAGAACATATTCAACTCCTGGCACATACACCTTTCTAGTACCCGCACATGAATCTCTTTCCGTTGATGTCAGAGGCGCAGGTGGAGGAGGTGGTGGAGGAGGTTATTGGTTTAATGCTATTCTAGCTGGCGGACCAATCGTCGCCGCATGTGGTAATCCTGGCGGCCCAGGTTCTTCATCATCGTTTGGTAATGTTATCGCTAACGGTGGTGATGCTGGTTCTAATGGTTGCGGACTAACAAGAGGCGCCGATGGCGAAGATGGCGGCGGTTCAGGAGGTTCAGTTACTACTGGTGGAGGTTCTGCTGGTGGTGCCGGTGGTGTTGCAAATAGAAATCAAGGCGTCGGCGATCAAGGCTTTGGCGGTAATGGTGGCGGCGGCGGAAGAACAACTAAGACTTATACATTTCTAGCGATCGGTAGTCTAGCTTGGAAAGACTCAGTGACTATTGTAGTTGGCACTGGTGGTTTTGGTGGTCCTACAATTCCTGCAATTACACCTGCTGGTAATCCTGGAGCACACGGCCAAGTAACAGTAACTTGGTCATAGGAGAATACATGGAAGAAGAACTTTATATCCGTGTTGAAAACGGTCAGGCAGTAGATCATCCAATTACTGGTTGGAATCTTCGCATGATTTATCCTAATGCCAGTGAAGATAATATACCAAAAGGATTTGAGAGATTTACTCGCATGCCTATACCATCTCTAGATAGATATCAAATTCTGGAGGGTGTAGTATATGAAAAATCAAATTATGGTTGGCATGATAGATACATAATAAGAGATATGACCGACGAAGAAAAACTAGTCTTTGATGCTCAAGTAGAATCCATCGAAGAATTACGTTCATATCCTAGAGAGAAACTAGAAGCATTAAATACTTTGCTTGAAGCAGGAGAAATCGAACCTACTCCAGAAGCGATGCTAACGTATTTAAGAAATTTGTGAGATAGTATTATGGGTGTTGATAAAAATCTATCAGATGCTTTAGGCATACCACACGAACCTGTTGAAGTCAAGAAACAGGAAGTCGTGGAGTATTTGCCTCCATCTGACTTGCCAGATGAAGATGAAGATTATGTATTGGTGCGAAAGACACTTCGTAATCTAATCGTAAAGGGAAACGACGCCATCGATGAAATCACAGCAATCGCTAGGAACAACGAAAGTGCGAGAGGTTTTGAGGTTGTTTCTAATCTCATCAAAACTGTTGGCGAAACGTCCAAAGACCTATACGCCCTACAAAAACAAAAGAAAGAATTGAGAGAACCTAATCCAGATTCTGATCCTCGAAAGAAGAATGCGGAGTCTATCAACGTGGAGCAAGCAGTCTTTGTAGGATCGGCGGCGGAATTGTTGTCAGCTATAAAGAAGCAAAGAGAAGATGGCCCGAACACCGTTCAGTTACCAGAATAATCCTAATCTTCCTAACGAGCAATATCGTCATGCTTTCACACAGCATGAGCTGGACGAGTATCTAAAATGTGCCGATGACCCTGTTTATTTTTCCAAAAAGTATATCAAGATCATCAACGTTGACCGTGGTTTGATTCCGTTTGAGATGTGGGACTTTCAGGAGCGTATGCTGAATACGTTCCATGAAAATCGTTTCTCTATTTGTAAGTTACCACGTCAGGTCGGTAAGTCAACTACATCGGTCGCTTATATTCTTCATCAGGTTCTATTCAACGAAAACTTTGTAGTTGCTATTCTAGCTAACCGTGCTCCTACAGCCAGAGAACTACTCCAGAAGCTAAAGCTGGCTTTTGAGTATCTGCCTATGTTTCTCAAGCAAGGCATCAAAGAGTGGAACAAAGGTTCTATCTATCTCGCCAACGGTTCAAGAGTTCTGGCAGACTCCACATCGGGCTCCTCTGTTCGTGGTTTCTCGTTCAACCTAATCTTTCTGGACGAGTTTGCGTTCGTACCTAATAACATTGCCGAAGACTTTTTCAATTCAACTTATCCTACTATTTCGTCTGGTAAGACCTCTAAGGTCGTTATCGTTTCTACGCCAAACGGTATGAATTTATTCTATAAGATGTGGACAAAGGCAGTCGAAAAGTCTAGCACCTATGTGCCAATTGAGATTCACTGGTCCATGGTACCAGGCAGAGACGAAGCGTGGGCCGCAGAGACTATTCGAAACACATCTCAAAGACAATTCGATCAAGAGTTTGGCTGTGAGTTCTTGGGTTCGTCTAACACTCTTATCAACGGCGCTAAACTTGCTGCCCTACACTGGAAAGAGCCAATCTATAAAAACGAGTGTATGGATGTTTTTGAAGATCCTATTCGAAATCATACATATGTTCTATGCGCCGACGTAGCAGAAGGTCAAGGACTGGATTATTCTACATTCTCCATCTTTGATGTGACGGAAATACCTTACAGACAAGTAGCTAAATATAGAAACAACGAAATAAGTCCAATGCTGCTACCGGCAATAATCTACTCTGCCGCTACCAGATATAATGAGGCTTTCGTTCTTATTGAAATCAATTCAATCGGACTTCAAGTCGCCGACATTCTACATTATGAACTAAACTATGAAAATCTACTAAAGTTCCAGATCAAAGGTAAACAGGGTATGCAGGCATCTGGTGGCTTTGCTGCCGGTAAGAACAAGCTGGCATTTGGTCTAAGAATTACCGCACAGTCAAAAATGATTGGTTGTGCTAATCTCAAGACGCTGATTGAAAGCGACAAGCTAATACTACATGACGAGGATACGATTACCGAGCTATTCTCATTTTCTGCCAACAAGAAGACATTTATGGCGGAAGAGGGCTCAAATGACGATTTGGCGATGACACTCGTTCATTTTGGCTGGCTGACAGCACAGAAACTATTTAAAGAAACAGTTTCTAATGATATCCGATATGTTCTCCAGAAAGAACAAGCATATTTACAAGATGTTGAAAATGTGCCTTTTGGATTCATTGATAACGGTTTAGATGATTATGCGGAGAAAGATGATAATGGTGACCTATGGGTAAGTGGAAGAGAAAGTATGTATCCTTTTGATAGTCTAAACTATGACTGGGATAGCAAACTATAATCTGAAAACACTCAAAACAATAAATAGGTTGAGATGGAATAAACAACCATTCTAACCTATAAAAAGGAGTAAAAGATGGCATATCAACTTTCCCCTGGAGTGGCATTTAGCGAAATCGATCTAACGACTATCGTTCCTGCCGCATCCACCACTGAAGGAGCGTTTGCCGGTGATTTTGATTGGGGTCCAGTAAATGAAATTAGAACTATTGGTAATGAGCTAGAGCTAGTTCGTTGGTTCGGTAAGCCAACACAGAACAACTTCACATCATTTTTCACTGCCGCAAACTTCCTATCATACGGAAATAACCTTAGATTGGTTCGTTCTGCTAATACCGACGTTGCAAGAAACGCTACTACAGGTTCAACAGTTTTGATCATCAAGAATGAAGATGATTACGAAAACAACTATGTTCTAAATGGCGAATCTGCCACTGTTGCTAACACCATGGGCATGTTTGCCGCCAAGTATCCAGGCGATCTAGGTAACTCACTAAGAGTTTCTATCTGGGCCGATCAGGATTCAGTAGCATTTGATACTTGGCCTTATAAATCAGTATTTGAGGGTGTGCCAGGAACATCAGCATTTGTCGCATCACAAGGTGGCGCTAATGACGAAATGCACATTGTTGTTCAAGATCGTCTAGGCAAGTTCTCTGATGGCGTTGCTAATACAATTCTTGAAAGATTCCCATTCGTCTCTAAGGCAGCCGATGCCAAGAACGACGATGGTTCTTCTAACTTCTATGTTGACGTTATCAATCAGAGATCACAGTATCTTTGGGCGCTACGTCACGCACAGGACGAGGTTACACAGGTTTCTGAAACATCATCTTGGGGTCTTGCTTCTGCTACACAGAATAACACAGGACATTTTGTCGGAACAGGTTTCGGACAGTCCAATTCTTCATATACCATGAATCTATTTGGTGGTGTTGTCGGTTCTCCAAACAATGGACAGCTAGAAAGTTCGTATGATCTATTTGTTGATCCAGAAGAGACGGATATTTCTCTAGTTATGACTGGCGCACATTCTCAGACAGTTGCAGAGCATGTTCTAGAAGATGTTGTTGGTGTTAGACGAGATTGCGTAGCCTTCATTTCTCCAGATATGATGGATGTCGTAGACAATGCTGGTTCCGAAGTTTCCGATATCACTCAGAAGATCAATCTATTTAATTCTTCTTCTTATGGTATCTTCGATGGTAACTGGAAGAAGCAGTTCGACAAGTATAACAACACCTATCGTTGGGTACCACTAAACGCCGACGTTGCTGGTCTGTGCGCCCGCACTGACTTTGATCGTGACCCATGGTTCTCACCAGCAGGTTTCAATCGTGGTCAGATCAAAAATGTTACAAAACTTGCTTGGAACCCAAACAAGGCACAGAGAGACGATCTATATAAGGCAAACATCAATCCTGTTGTTTCTTTCAGAGGCGAGGGAACTGTTCTATATGGTGATAAGACCATGCAGCGCAAGCCTTCCGCATTTGATCGTATCAATGTTCGTCGCTTGTTCATTGTTCTAGAAAAGACAATTACAAGAGCAGCCAAGTATTCTCTATTCGAGTTCAACGATGAGTTCACCAGAGCCCAGTTCGTTGCTCTAGTAGAACCATATCTAAGAGACGTAAAAGGTCGTCGTGGTATCTTTGATTTCAAGGTCGTTTGTGACACAACAAACAATACACCAGAAGTTATCGACCGCAACGAATTTAGAGGAGATATCTATATCAAGCCAGCGAGAGCTATCAATTTTATCCAACTTAACTTTGTTGCTGTTCGCACCGGTGTTGCCTTCTCCGAAATTGTTGGCCAGTTCTAATAAATAAAGGAAAAGGAGTTTAAACAAATGCCATTCAACGTTGACACATTTAGAGCAAGTCTAGTTGATGACGGTGCAAGAGCCAGTCTCTTTGAAGTAATGATGACGCTGCCCCCAATTTTGGGAGCAGCACCTCTAAGCCCAGATATTATCTTTAAGGCTAGAGCAACATCGCTACCAGGAGATTCGATGTCTTCCATCGAAGTTCCATATTTTGGACGCACAATTAAGGTTGCTGGTACCAGAACATTCCCAGACTGGTCATTTCAGGTTATCAATGATGAAAACTTCACCATTCGTAACAATCTAGAAATCTGGCTAAGTAATATCAACTCACACGTAGGTAATCTTCGTAATCCTGCTGCAAGAGCTGGTGTCGCCTATCAGTCACAAGCTATGGTAACACAGTTTGCCAAGACTGGCGAGATTATCAAGCAGTATAAGATTTATGGAGCATTCCCTGTTGATGTTGCCGCAATCGATCTAGATTGGGCATCAGGTGATCAGATTGAGGAATATGGTGTTACATTCGCTTATCAGTGGTGGGAATCTCTATTCCCAATTCCAACAACTGACGGTGTATAATACTATATAATTTATAGCCTACGGGGATTCAGTTCCCGTAGGCCTTCATAAAAGGATAATCTAGTGAAATTATTTGGTTTTCAGATCGGTGCTGATAAGATTGATCCTCGTTTAGAAGATCAACAAAGACAGAAAACATTTACTCTGCCCGAAAACAACGACGGTGCGGTAACGGTTGCTGGCGCTGGTTACTATGGAACATATGTTGATCTTGATGGTACATTTAGAAATGAAGCCCAACTAATCACAAAGTATAGAGAATTATCCATTCAACCTGAAATGGAATCTGCTATTGATGAAATCGTAAACGAGGCAATTGTAGTAGAAGATTCTGGTACCTCCGTAGAAATCAATCTAGATGATGTCAAACTTACCCCACAACTAAAGAAGCGCATTGAGGATGAGTTCAACTATATCCTCAAGTTGATGAACTTTGGTAATATGGGACATGATGTGTTTCGTCGTTGGTATATTGACGGAAGACTTTTTTATCATGTAGTTATTGACGAAGCATTACCTGCCGCTGGTATTCAAGAGATAAGATATATCGACCCACGCCGTATTCGTAAGATCCGTGAAATTCAAAAGATGCGTGATCCAAATACAGGCGTTGAACTAATCAAAAGACAAATTGAGTATTACCTCTATAACGAAAGAGGAATGATTGGCTCTGGTACAAATCTAGGTGCCAAGATTGCCGCCGATTCTGTCGTCAATGTCAATTCAGGTATCATGGATCCAAAGCAGACCATGGTGCTTTCTTACCTACACAAAGCAATCAAGCCATTCAACAATCTAAGAATGGTTGAAGATGCTACCGTTATCTATCGTCTATCAAGAGCGCCAGAGCGCCGTGTATTCTATATTGACGTTGGTAACATGCCAACAGTCAAAGCGGAACAGTATGTTCGTGATATTATGGTCAAGTATCGTAATAAACTAGTTTACGATTCCAATACTGGTGAAATCAAAGATGACCGTAAGCATCTATCAATGCTAGAAGATTTCTGGCTACCACGCCGTGAAGGTTCTAAAGGAACAGAAATCTCCACACTAGAGGGCGCACGCAATCTAGGTGAAATGGAAGATGTTAAGTATTTCCAGACAAAACTATACAAGGCTCTTGGTGTTCCTGTATCACGTATGGAACAGAGTCCAGGCTTTACACTAGGCCGCACCACAGAGATTACAAGAGACGAACTAAAGTTCAATAAGTTCGTTACCAGACTTCGTAATAAATTCTCCACACTATTCGATGAACTCCTTCGTATTCAGTTGGTATTGAAAAAGGTTTGTACCGACGAAGAATGGAAAGAAATCAAAGAAGATATCTGGTACGACTATAAGAAAGACAATAACTTTGACGAACTAAAGGAAGCAGAACTCCTAAATCTTCGTCTGGACACACTAATCAAAGTTGATCCATTTGTTGGTAGATATTATTCTATGATGTGGGTTCGTAAGAACATTCTTCAACAGTCCGAAGATGATATTGAAGAAATCAACGCACAGATGGAACAAGAGAATGCTATTCTGGCGCAACAGCAACAGCAACAGGCTATTGCGGATCAGGAGGCGCAGCAAGCACAACAACAACAAGATATGCAGAATCAAATTGCATTTGGCGCACAACAACAAATTGCACAAGCACAAGTTGATAAGGAAGTCGAGAAGATTACTGGACCAGATGAAGGTCCAGGTAAAGCAGAAGTTTCGGGTCGTGATCATGAGTCCAAGATGATGGATAAGAAGATCAAGTTGGCACAGATTCAGTCAAAGAAATCAGCACCAGCTAAAAAGTCTGTTGTCAAGGAAGCAAGAGAAATGGGACTAACATATGTTGGTTCTAACAGATATGCCAATACCGATGGTGAAGTAACACATCTCAATGAAAATGGCGAACTTGTTCCTATCAACTAAATAATAAAAAAGGATTTCCATTTGTCTCTCAAAAGCGTCAAAACACTAACTGCGGCTCAACTGGCAAAGAAGTGGAATATGTCTCTTGATGAAGTAAAGAGACTTATTGCTCAAGGTGCTGCCGTTGAGAAAGAGCATACAGATAGTCGTAAAGATGCCTTAGAGATTGCTAGAGACCATCTTTCAGAGAGACCAGATTATTATAAGAAACTAGCAAAGCTAGAAAAGACAAAGATTACAAAAGAAGGTATGTCTACCGAACCTGAAAGAGATAGTGAGACTATCGGAGATTATACAGGTTCATCCAGAAAAGTTATGAAGGTGGATGAAGTAAAGATTCCGCCTAAAGTTAAAAAAGCAGTCGCTACAGGAATGACTTTTGCCAACTTAGCAACATTAGGTCAAGTTGCTGGTGATGCTGCCGAAGGACGTAAGGGATCCGATCCAAAGAGAGGATTAGTAGCAGCAACATCTACATTACCTGGCCCAGTTGGTTGGGGTGCTACAGGTCTAAACTATACTATCAAAGGTTATGATAAGGCTAGAGAGCATCTAAGGGCAAAGGTAAAGCAGATGAAGGAAGAACAGATTGACGAAATCTCCGCAGAACTAGTCGGCAAGGTTTCTAACGCTCGGTTCAGACAAGGCAAAGCGCCAAGCAAGACACTATCCCATGCTATCAATAAGAAGTTTATTGAAAGCGGCAAGAAAAAAGAAGATAAAAAAGAAATCAAAGAAGTTGCTATGGCAATGCCACCAGCAGTTCAGCCACCTGCCGTTGTTGGTCAGCAAGTTCCTGGTGTAAAAAGACAGGCACCTAGACCAACAGAAACATCTGGTAGAACAGGTGGAAGAATGGCAGGTCAAAGTGGTTCAATGTCTGCTAGACCTAATGTCAAGGTAAGTTCTGGTGTTCAGCCTTCTATTGAGAGATCCTGGTCAAGATCAGGAACAAGTAGAATGGGCACAGGTGGTGGTAGCATGTCAGCTTCACCAACAAAAGTAGGAACATCTTTTTCACAAGGTGGTGTCAATGTCGGTAAGGCAATGGGCGCCTCAAGACAGACAAGTCCAGTTGTAAAAGGCATGACAACCGCTGGTAGAGACGCAGCTTCTATGGTTGCTAAGGCAGCACCAGCCGCATCTCGCATCGCAGGAACCGCACTAAGAGTAGCTGGTGGTCCAGCAGCTACAGCCGCTGCCGCAGTTATGTCACCAACACCAGCAGGCGCAGGTGAGGACGAAAAGAAAAGACAAGATACACTAAAGAGTTATAATCCTTACAAGGCTCAAGGTCGTTCTATTGCTGATTATGAAAAGCAGGTTCTTTCTCCATCAAAAGAAAAGACAAATACAACATCTGCACAAGGAAGCACAAAGAATGTTGAACCTGTAAAGGGAGCATCTATCAATCCTGATCGTTCTCCTAAGGTTGACGCACCGACTCCACCAAGTCGTCCAGATTACTTTACAAGAGGACAAGCATTCCAGGCAGCCCGTTCTGAAACAGGCGGAGCTGGTGGTAAGTTCTCTTATGGTGGTAGCGAGTATCAAACAAATGTCAAGGGTGAGCCTTATGCAGCTAAACCAAAACAAACAAGCGTCACAGACATGAAAGAGGAAACTAAAATGGATACCAAAGAACTTATCAACGAAGCACTTGATGACATTCTAGACAACAATCTAGTAAATATGAAAGAGAACTTTCTTGCTGCTCTTCAAGAAAAGGCAATGGAACGCCTTGAAGAAAAGAAGAAAGAAATCGCTTCTAACTACTTTGCCCAGTAAGGATTAGATTATGAAAACACTCAAGCAACTAAGAGAAGAATACGATAATGAATTTCTAACTCAGGCATCACCTGAGGAATTAGTGCTTGAGGAAAAGAAAGTTGCTGGCATCAAAAAAGCATATGATGTCCCATCTCCTTCCACAATGCCAAATCTTCTAATGTTTAGAAGGGTTACTTACAGACTATATCCTGACAAACAGGTTGTTGCTTTGTATTACTCTAAGACAGTAGACAAGTATCTTTCTATACCATTTGGTCCTACTGGCAATCTAAATCTAAGCGAAGCAACTGTTTATGATACTTTAGAGGAACTCGACTTAGCAGAAGGCGCAAAGTGGGACGCTGTAAAAGGTGGTGTTAGAGGCGCTATTGGTGGCGGAGCCGCAGGATTCATAGCTGGATCCGTAGGACATATTCCTGGTTCTATGATCGGAACACCAGTCGGCGCTGCCATTGGTGCTTATAAGGGCGCTAAGAAAGCATACAATAGAGCAAAGACAAAAGAGAGTATGAAAGAAGATTGGCAAGATGTAAATCGTAAAGATAAAACAGACGGTCTATCACAGGCTGCCGTCAATGCTTATCGTCGTGAAAATCCAGGCTCTAAATTACAGACAGCCGTAACAGAAAAGAATCCAAAGGGTAAGAGAGCGGCACGCCGTAAGTCGTTTTGTTCACGCATGGGTGGAATGAAAAAGAGATTGACCTCTGCTAAGACAGCGAGAGATCCAGACTCACGCATCAATAAGGCACTTCGTCGTTGGAATTGCGAAGAAGATTTCAAGATGAAGTTGTATGAACTTCGTATGCAACAGAACGAAGGCGTCGCTGACGTTCTAGATGCTGGTGCAGAAGCAATTGTTCCATACTACAGCGCAGGTAAAAAGCTATACAAAGGCGATTATAAAGGCGCAGCAACCGATGCCGCTGTTGATACAGCTTTGTTAGCAACAGGCGCAGTAGCTGGCAAAGCATTGGTTGGTGGAGCAAAACTAGCAAGTAAAGGTCTTGGTAGACTAGCAAGCAGATTTGGTAGAGGCGCATCAAAAGCAAAGCCTGCACCAAAAGTTAAACCAACACCAAAACCATCTGCCAAGCCATCTAAATTAGGCGCATTGGGTGCTGCTGCCGATATGGCGAAAGACGTTGCAACGGGATCATCCGATGATGTGGAAACTAAAACACATACATTCGACACTGTATCAAAATCAAATGTAAGAACACACACTCCTGAAGTCCGTGCTATGAAAAAGACAGTTCAGGAAAACAAAATGTCTGACCTTAGACAAATGATTGAAGAAGGCAGAGACACAATGAATATCGGTATTAATGGAAGATCGGTTACACTAAATACTGGTATGGCTAAAAGAATACTTGAAGTATATGACTCGGTCAATAGCAAAAACAAGAAGATTGTTGAGAACATGCTAAATGAAGACTTAGAGTCCTTCAAAAGACTATTAACATTTTCAATTAGGAACTAACGATGGCAAATATAATAACAGAAACAAAGCTAATTGATAGCACTAAAAGAGCGTTGATTAGATACCATATTGTATCGGATGGTACAGATGAAGCAAACACCAAAATTCTGGATGTGTCTGGCCTTGCCTTTTCACTAAACACAAGCGGCAAGATTATGTCTGGTAATACCAATGCCAAAGGTGTTTATAGAACATCCATCGTTAGAGTTTTTGGTTCTTATGCAGCTAAGAGTCCGGGACATGTAGAATTAAAATGGGAAACAACAAATGGTTCAAATGGAGTGTCTACGTTTGCTTCATTTGGTGAAGGTTTCTTTGATTATAATTTCACAGGACTAGGTCATGGAGATGCTATTACTACACCATCAGCAAATGTTAATGGTGATATAATCATCGATTCACTTTTTGCAACAAATGATCGTGTTACTTTATATATCGACCTCAAGAAAGATAATAGAGATTTCGACGCAGGTCAGACAGCAAGACCATCCGACTTCAACATTCCAGGAATTATCTAATGTCAGAGAATCTAGTAGAATCCATTCTAGACAAAAACTTTGTTCTAGCAGAAAGCCTTCTCCAAGAAAAACTAAACTCCATTATGGAAAAGAAACTATACGAAAAGAAGCGTATGGTTGCTGCCGATATGAACGAAGCACTTGGTGGTTTGACAAGACAAGAAATTGAAGACCGTAAAAAAAGAGGATTTAAAAAAGCGGCGGACGTTCTTCCAGATCCAAGAGACATTAAAATAAAGCCGCTCGTCAAGATTAAAAAAAAAGTAAGTGAAGCAGTTGAAGTTCAACCTGATCCTGAGGGTAAAGTAAGAGGTGGTAAAATTAGATCAGGACTTTCTAGGGCGCAGCGCCGTGTGGCTAGAATAGGTCTAAGTGCAATTAGAGCAATTGAAAAAAAGAAAAAAGCATATACACCTCAACAGAGCGATGATAGTATTTGGAAAAAGTCTGCTGGTGCCGAGCCTAGTCAACCAAAAGAAGTGAAGAAGAAAGAAAATACAGATTCATTTCTAAAGAAAGATTATACAGGAGCAGGTAATACACCTACAGCGATGGCAGGTAGATTAGCACAACATGTAATGAGTAAAAGTCCATCTGCACCTGGTTCAGGCACACTAAAAGCGACTAAATGGTTAGGTCGAACTATAGGCGGTGCTATTGCTCAATCAATTGGTGAAGAAACAAAATAATATAAATATATACAAAAGGTAATATAAATGAAACTTATTAGAGAAGAAGTTCAAGACATTCGGTATCTGGTAGAATCAGATGGTAAAGGCGGCAAGAACCACTTTATCACTGGTATCTTTATGCAGGCTGAAAAGCAGAACAGAAATGGTCGTGTCTATCCTATGAACATCCTTTCAAAGGAAGCGGATAGATATAACCGTGAATATGTTTCAAAGAACAGAGCATTTGGTGAGCTAGGTCATCCAGAGAATCCTCAAATCAACCTAGATAGAGTTTCACATATGATTACGAAGTTGTATCCAGATGGAACCAACTTTATTGGTAAAGCAAAGATATTAGATACTCCTAACGGAAAGATAGTTAAGAGTCTACTAGACGGCGGTGCAAGTCTTGGCGTGTCCACACGAGGCGTAGGGTCTCTAAGGGCAATGAACGGTTTTCAGCAAGTTCAAGACGACTTTAAGTTAGCTACAGCGGCAGACATTGTGGCAGACCCTAGCGCACCAGACGCTTTTGTGCAAGGCATCATGGAAGGTAAAGAGTGGGTATTTGAGAATGATCAGTGGAAAGAAGTGCATAACGAAAGAGCAAAGAAACTAATTCGTGAAGCATCTAGACATGATGTTGAAGAAGTTGCCTTGAAGATTTTTGAAAACTATATTTCAAAACTTTGAAATTACTAAATAAGGAAAAGGAGTAATCTAATTATGGCATCACTAACAGAAGCAGCTAAGGCTGTTCTAGAAGGTAAGACACTGAATGAGGGTCTTTATCCTGAGGTTTCCCCAGGTAAGATTTCTAACCCAAATCCAGTTGACCCTTCTACAGCATCCACAGCAAACGCTAAGACACTACGTCCAGGCTCTAAGGCCGTTGAAGGCCGTCACCCAAATCCAGGCGCACCTGATCCAACAGGCAGCGCAGAGGATCTAGGTGGAGCTACACCAACATCCGTTGCAACAGATAATCTAGGTGCTAAGGCAGCTGGTGGTAAGAAAAGAGACACCTCTGTAAAGGGTTCTGGCACAAACGCAGAGCCAACAAAGAAACTAGCAGAGGACGAAGAAGTTGACGGAGAAGTATTCTCCGAAGAGGATAAAGTTTCTCTAGCCGAGCGTCTAAAGGCCCTTAAGGAGGCACGCAAGGCTTCTTCTTGTATGGAAGAAGAGGAGCTTGAGGAAGAAGAGGAGCTAGAGCTTTCCGAAGAGCTAGAAGACTTCATCAACGAAGGCATCGAGGCTGGTCTATCAGAAGAAGAAATTCTTGCTGCTATCGACGAAAACTTTGAGTTCATTTCCGAGGAAGAGGAACAGATTGACGAAATCTCCAAGGGACTTGCAAACAGATATAGAAACAAAGCAAGACAAATGGCCGGCGAAATAGGTTACTACGGCGGTGATTCCGATTATGAAGATAAAACTATGGCCAAAAGAGGCAAGGGTATGCAGGTTTCTGGAAAGAAACTCAGAGGTGGTGCCAAGGTCATGGCCAAAGAAGATATCGAACTAGACGAGGCTATGGAGTCTTATGAAGTTGATATGCAGGAGCATGTCAATGCACTTCTAGAAGGTGAGAACCTATCCGAGGAGTTCCATGCTAAGGCTACAACAATTTTCGAAGCCGCTGTAAAAGCAAAGCTAGAAGAAGAAGTTGCTCTACTAGAACAGGCTTATACCGAAACTCTAGAGGAGAGAGTCAACGAAATCATGGAAGAACTTGCTTCCAATGTTGACGACTATCTAAACTATGTTGTTGAACAGTGGATTGAAGAAAATGAAGTTGCTGTTGAGTCCGCTCTCCGTAGCGAGCTAACAGAAGATTTCATTTCTGGTCTTCGTGCCCTATTCGCAGAACATTATATCGACGTTCCAGAAGATTCAGTTGATGTAGTTGAAGAACTATCAGCAACAGTTGAGGAACTAGAAGCTAAACTAAATGAAGAAATTCAGCGCAATGTCGAACTAACCGGCGTTCTAGCTGAGGCCCGCAAGGCAGAGCTAATCGGTTCTGTTTGTGAAGGTCTAACAGACGTTCAGGCAGAGAAGCTATCTTCTCTACTAGAAAACGTTGCTTATACTTCCGATGAAGAGTTTATCGATAAAATCGAGACACTTAGGGAGAATTACTTCCCAGTTGCAGTCAAGAGCGACAACGTTCTAGACAAGGTTGAGTCATCAAACGACCCACAGGCCCTAACTGAAGGCACCCTAAATGGTCCAATGGCCAACTATGTAAAAGCACTCGGAAGAACTCTTCCAAGATAATTTAACTAGTTAAAATAGAAAGAAGGAAACTAAAATGTATCTATCAGAAAATCTTGAGAACAAGTGGTCCCCAGTTCTAGACCACAATGGTCTCAATCCAATTAAGGATTCTTATCGTCGTGCTGTTACTGCCATTATTCTTGAGAACCAGGAAAAGGCAATGGCAGAAGAGGCTCGCACTCTAAACGAAGCTGCTCCTACCAACTCTGGTGGTGGCCTAGGTTCTGGTACTGCAATTGGTTCATACGACCCAATTCTTATCTCCCTAGTTCGTCGTGCGCTTCCTAACCTAATCGCTTATGACATCTGCGGCGTTCAGCCAATGTCTGGTCCAACAGGCCTTATCTTTGCTATGCGTTCACGTTATAAGCAGCAGCAGGCACAGGGTGCAGGTTCAACTGGTGAAGCACTATTCTTCGAGGCAAACACAGCGTTCTCTGGTCAGAATGCCGCTGGTGGTCTTGCCAACACAACAAGTGGTGCAACAGGTAACACCAATCCAGTATTGGATCTACTTGATTCAGACGTATTCGGCGTTGGTCGTGGTATGTCCACATCACAGGCAGAAGCACTCGGTGACGGTACAGCTGGTAACGCATTTGCTGAAATGGCATTCAACATTGATAAGGTCACTGTTACTGCTCGCAGCCGTGCGCTAAAGGCAGAATACACCACCGAGCTTGCTCAGGATCTTAAGGCAGTTCACGGCCTTGATGCTGAAACAGAACTAGCAAACATTCTCTCCACAGAGATTCTTGCTGAAATCAATCGTGAGGTTATCCGCACAATTTATCGTTCTGCTACAATCGGTGCCCAGTATGGTGTTACAACCGCTGGTACATTCGATCTTGACACAGACTCAAACGGCCGTTGGTCAGTTGAGAAGTTCAAGGGTCTAATTTTCCACATCGAGCGTGAGTGTAATGCTCTTGCTAAGGCAACCCGTCGTGGTAAGGGTAACGTCCTAATCGTTTCTTCTGACATTGCTTCTGCTATGGCTATGGCTGGTGTTCTTTCTTATACACCTGCTCTATCTGCCGACCTAACCGTTGACGATACTGGCAATACCTTTGCTGGTACTCTACACGGCGGCCGCATCAAGGTTTACATCGATCCTTACTTCGGTGGTTCTGCTAACGGTGACGAACTTGTAACCGTTGGTTATAAGGGAACATCTCCTTATGACGCTGGTCTATTCTACTGCCCATACGTTCCACTACAGATGGTTCGTGCTGTCGGTCAGGATAGCTTCCAGCCAAAGATTGGCTTCAAGACCCGTTACGGCATGGTTGCAAACCCATTTGCTACCGCAGCTGGTGACGGTGTTGTCGGCGATAGAAACACAGCTAACCAGGCTAACATCTATTACCGCATCTTCCGTGTTCGCAATCTTTCCTAAGAGTTAGATGCGATTAAACTAAGAGCGGGGCTTCGGCCCCGCTTTTTTTATGTCTACTAAATA